TTGATCAGCAGCTGGCTCTGATGGAAGATCGCCATGAGCGCGGCCGTGGGCACGGTCAACGCGCTCATCGACGTCGCGTCGTTCTCAGTCCCCTCGCGCAAGACCTTGTTCGCGATGCATCCCCAGCTCGCCTGAAGCTTTCCGTCCTGGTGGTCGAGGTCGAGCGACGAGAGCTTGACCGACGGGTACTCCCAGAGGCGCGTGGAGCCCAGCCCCTTGTCGTACACGAGCGTGCCGTACTTCCCGGTGTTCGACGGCTTGAACCGCAAGTCGTGAGAAAACACCTGTCCGGCCTGAATGACCGTGGCGACGTCGGCGCCCATGAACAACGCCAGGCGCCGCTCGAAGCCCTCGAAGCGCACGATCTCCGCGAAGCTGCCCTCGCACTCGACGTCGCCCTGCATGTTCTGGCCCTTGAGCGCATCGCCGATGTTCGCGTCCTCGATCGGCTTGGGGATCCCCTCGCCGAGGCTCTCGGAGACGATCTTCAGTTGATCGAGCGCGCCGACGTCAACGGCCGTACCCCAGACGGCGCCCTTCTTCCAACCCACCCTCCAGTCGACAGTTCCCGCCATGCTTTCCTCCAGCGCCGTGGGGCTTTAGGTGAACGAGACCTCTTCGGCGAAGCTGACCGTGATTTGGACCGAGTTGCCCACAACCTTGGGCGACTCGAGTTGAGCGTGCTGAACGGGCTCCATGCGCGGGCGCTGAAGCAAATATCCTAGGTACCCGTCTCCCGTGTTGAGCGTCTCGAGTTCCGCCACCTTCGTGTTGAGGGCGTCGAGGATCTCCATAGCGGCCGCGTTCAACGTCGCGAATTGCGCGTCCCCGTCCTCGTGCTGGTAGAAACCAGTGAGCTCGACCGTGGTGTCGTACTCGGACGATCCGTTGGTTAGCGGCTTGGACTCGGTCCGCGGCCGCATCCACCAGAAGCGCGTTACGTCGAAACCGATCCGTCCGGCGTCGTCGAGCAATCCCGCGCCCATGATCCGCAGCGTGCCTTCGTCTTCGAGTCGCTGGACCGTCGGCCAGCGCTTCGGCGTCACATAGACCTTCCCGATGTTCGGGTCGATCGCCTCGATGAGCACCTTGAGCCGATCCATAAACTCCGGCGCGGTGGATCGCATCAGCCACCGAGCCTTTTGGTCCAGCGCTCGGCCGTGGCGTTGACTCTGGCCTCGAGGTGGGACGTGGCGACGGCTCCCGCTTTCGCGATGAACTGCTTGCCCTTGATGCCCTTTCGGCCGATCGATCGCGCGATCAGAAACGCGAGGCTTCGGATGCGGCTCGCGGTCGTCTGACGCTTTCCGCGCCGCCTGCGGTTTGGCGATGCGTCGCGGCGAAGCTGGCTCGTCATGTCGCCCATCGGAGCGGGCAAAGCGAGCTCGCCGCGGCCAACCTTCAACTCGACCCACCGCGTGATCGCACTGAGCGGGGGCATGGGCCGGTTCGGATGGCGCCCCTCGTCCTGGACGATGGCGTGTGGTTGCGACGTCGAGATGCCCCCACGGATCAGGATGCCGTTCCCCTCATCGACGACAAGTAGCGGATCGACCTGGATGCTGTTGACGAGCGTCCCGCGGAAAATCGGCGCCGCCTCCCTGGCGACGCCCTGGGCGAACGCTGCGGTTTCCGCGACGTCCGCCTCCAGGTCTTGGCGCATGGGGTCCCCGGCGCGTTTGAGTAGCTCCCCGTACTCGCGCAACTCCGAGGTGTCGACTTTGACCGTGTACACGTCAGTGCCCCACCCGGGGCTGCCGCGCCGTCGTGTTGTCGTTGGCCCACTCGATCGAGGCGCCGGCTGCGCTGACCGATTCGGACTGCGGGGCGAGGCGGTCGAGCGCGAGCTTTTCGAGTTCGCGCGCTCGCTTGGCCCAGCGCTCGCCGATTGGCTCCGCGTCGATCTGATCCGCGCCGAGGCTGGCGGTCGCGATGTCGGATGCCCGGCGGGAGATCCATCGGGCGAGTAGCGCGGCCATCATCGACACGAATGCGTCGGCGTCGCGCTCGGGAATGGTTGTCAGGTCCGCGTCGTCCGCGTCGACCACGTGCGCGGCGGTCCAGAGCACGCGAAGGATCGTTCCGACGGGAACCGGAGCCGCGAGCATAAGGACGTCGTCCCCTGCGCTCGAGCGGCGCTGATCCCACTCGTCGATGTTTACGGTGCTGATCTTCTCGTCGTCGGTGTCGGGGGATGTCACGAACTGCACCGGGCCGGCCAGAGAGGAGCCCTTCGCCCATCCGGTGACGTCGGTGGAGAGCACGAACCGCCGCTTGACGTTGTCGCCGGCAACCTCGTAGGTGCTCGATCGCGGGCGCAAGCGGTCGTACCAATCGATCGCGGCATCCAAGCTGTCGACCTTGGCTTCCCCCGTGGGCGCAAACGTCTTCGAGTCGATGTTCCCCAGGCGCGTCATGGCGCGCGCGGTGACATCGGATCGCTTCCCAACGGGTGGCATCGCGCGTGAACCTCATGAACCGGAAAGAGGGGGGCCCGACCGTTCTGCTGCGGCCGGGCCCCCGGCCTAGGAGGAGGTGCCTGGGATCAAGGGATTCCGAGCTGGAACCCGCGGTAATCAGAGACCACCGCCTTGTAGATGTGCCTGAGCTTCAGGGTGATCCGCTCGCGATCAAAGAAGCTCCCGACGCGGTCGAGGTCCTGGACGAACAGTTCCGGGCTCTCCTTCCCGTTCAGGAACCCGACGACCATCATTTCGGCGATGTTCGGGTCGGCGCACATCGTGTAGGCGTCGGCGTCGCCCGTCTCGTAGTAGAGGATCTCGTGCAGCTGCAGCCCGTAGTCTCCTCGGAGGATGTTGGGCTGGTTCATGTTCTCGATCGTGCCGGTGCGCGCCGTGCCGGCCGCCACGTTCGTGTCGGTCGAAGCGAGGACCGGCTTCTTGTCCGAGTAGATCAGCGCATACGCGAGATCGTAGACGGACGGCCCGACGAGCAGGTTCTTCGGGTAGACGCGGCCTGCCTCGCGGCTGTCGAGGTCCTTCTGCAGGACCATCTTCTTCCGCATGGCGATGAGGTTCGCCGCCGAGATCGCGGACGCCGTCAGGTTGGCGTGCGTCGCGTGACCGAGGGCGAGGGTGTCGTAGATCGCGGTGTTGGCCGCGATCAACGCGAACACGATCTCGTTCAGGGTGCGATCGGCCGCCCGCGCGAACTTCAGCGGGACCTGCCGGATCTTGCCCGTGTCGTCGTTCAGGATCATCTCCCAGGTCCAGGAGGTGAGCCCGCCCCGCTTCGCCAGCGTCAGAGTGACTTCCTCTTCCGTGGGCGTCGTGCCGGCGTCCACGTAGAGGGCGTCCTCGGCGACCGCCGCGAAGTTCGGGAACTCGCCCATCTTGTCGATGCGCCAGGCCTTGAAGTCCGAGACGTTCTCCGACCGGGCGACGAGCTTCCACTGCATCGCCTGGCTGAGCCATTCCTTCGCGAGGCTCTTGTGAGCTCGATCCGAGAGCAGGAGCGGGAACGAAGCGGTGGTCATCGCCTCGGCGATGCCGCCTCCCCGCGCCGCCAGGAAGGCCTGGAACATCGGGATGTTGGCGAGGTCCATGCCCTCCATCACCCCGGAGATGCGATGCCTCCGGGCGTAGAAGTCGCGCCCTTCGCACATCACGTCGCCGGTCGCGATGCCGTACAGCCGGCGGATGCTGTTGAACGCCGGGACGGTCTTCACGAGCTTTCCGTCCTTGTCGCGGACCTCTCCGAAGGCCTTTCCTTCGAGGAGCCCGTCGACCGCGGCGATGAACTCGTCCCGGTTCGAGAACTCCGGGAACGTGACCGACGAGCGGCGAGCGGATTCGAGCATCCCGCCATCGCCAGCCTGCCCGTCGCCCAGGCCCTTCTTGAGTCCGGCGACGAACTTCTCGGTGTACTCCGAGGTGATCGTCCCCTGGCCTTCGAGGACCGCTTCGAGCTGCTCGCGAGCGAACTTCGAAACGCCATCGGGGAGTTTGGCGCCGGAGAGCGCCGCCTCGATCACGGACTTCCCGCTCGCCTTCAGGAGGTCCTTGACGGTCTTGTCCAGGCCCTCGACCATCGACCGCATCTTCGTGTCGATAGCCGGCTTCTTGCCCTCTTCCGGATCCGGGTCTTCCGACTCCAGGCGCACGGGCGGGTCCGTGGTCGCCTTCTTCTTCGGGGGGGCGGGATCGGCCGCGGGAGCGGTCGCCGCCAGAGCTTCGAGGACTGGCGCCTGAGCCGCGGCGTCGATCTTCACGCCGACGGCTTCGAGGAACGCGCCGACCCACTCCGCGTACCCCTCGCACAGGGCCTTGATGGTGCCGACCTCATCGGTCGGCCGTTTGGACGCGCCCTCCAGAGCGGCGCGCTTTTCCTTCGGCAAGTGCCTCAGGAGCCTTGTGATCAGGTCCTTCATCTTTCGTTCCTCCTGAAGCGCCTCCAGCACGGCCTCAAAGGCCCCACCGGCGCTCGGAAATGTGACCACGTCGAAGCCGACGACTCGGCTGACCGACTCAAGTTCCATCCCGCCTTCCGAGATGGGTGTTCCCTTGAAACCGTCCTCGGGAACGTGGATCGACAGCCCGAGGGAGCGACCGACGCCACGCACGCGGCCGAGGAAGCCGCGGAACCACCCGGCCTCCGTCGCGATCTCAATGTCGGACTCGATCGCTGCGCCGTCCGCGCCGAGCACGAGCTGCGGGTTCCGCACATGCCCGATCGTCGCTTTGGCCAGGCGCTCGGGCAGCAGCGCCGCAATCGCCGGCGGCAGCTTCGAGCGCAGGGACTGCCAGTGCGCGAGCATCGAGCCGTCGTTCGACTCGCTCATGTCGTAGAAGTGAATCGGGACGCCGTCGAGGAGCTTGACCATCCCCTCGAGCACCTTGCGAGTCCATCGGTTGCCGTTTTTCGACACACCCTCGCGGATCAGGCGCGCACGGACGCGCCCACCGCTGGACTCCAGGACCGTCCCGAGGAAATCACGCATCTGCGTCGGTGTCCTTGGTCTTCTTGGTCTTGGCGATCTTCGGCGGATTGACGGCCAGAACATCGGCCTGCGACCCGTCCTCGAAGACCAGGTGGACCCACGGCTTCACCGGCTCTCCGTCCGCATCGTCGAGGGATCCGGTCTCGCTGCGCGTGTTGTATGCCGCGGCGATCAGGTGATTCTCGGTCGCATTGACCTCCTCGAATCGGTAGACGATCAGCTTCGGGTTGTCGGGATGCTTCCCGGCGACACGCTCGCGCGCCTTCCCGGAGTGCGCGATGTCGTTCCCGTGCTTCTTGAGCTCGCCGTTGGCGTCCAGCGGGCCGATTACCTCGGCCTTGCCGGCGAAGAACGCCTTGACCGTCGCGTCGATCGACGATCCGATCTCCTCGCTGGCTCGCGCCTGGTTGAGAACGGCGACGTCCTGTAACCCGACGTCGCGCATCACGAATTGGTTCTCGATCTTCTGCATAGATTCCCTCCCTAGGCCGCGGCAGCAAGAGTCATCGGCACGGCGACGACGTAGCAGCCACAAAACACGGTGGCCTCGGGCGGCCCCGCTGGATCACGCGGAAAGCGCATCAGCACGACGCGCGCGCCCCGACCCTTCGTCGCCGGCACTGACACTCGGAACTTCTCGTCCGCGGCCACCACCTGGCCGTTGATCGCGGCGTGCTCTTGCCTGGCTATGTGAGACCACATCCACTTCTTGCCAGTCGGCGTGCGCCGGTTCAGGTCCTGGATGCCCTGCTCGGTCGTGATCGAGTGCGCGCGCAGCGTCTCGGTCACGTAGATCCGCTCGGCCTTGTAGCTCCACGCCGCGGGCCCGCCGAGGGCCCGGTTGATCGCTGCGATCGACTGCTGCTGGTCC